GGACTCATTTGAGCGCCTTCTGTAAGCCCTAATACATCAGTTCGTGCAACAGGCGAAAATGCCTGATTAATCGACTCCCCAGTAATAGGATCAATTGCTCCTTCAACTGCACGAGCTAACGGATCTGCCGCATCTGCTGTTGCTGTGGCCAGATCTACACCAGCCTCAGTAGCAGTCTTTGTGGCATCCGTAAGGGCTGTGGCAGTTTCTCCTATTTGAGGATTAAGCGCATCACTAGCAGCACCTAAGGCTTTACCTAAACCAAATCCTGTAATGCCAGAGAGCAATCCTTTCTTTACATCTCCAGTAACAGCCGTTGTTGCTAGACCAGATCCTATGGCTCCAGCCAATGCGCTTTTACCTGCAAGAAATGGAATTGATTTAGCTAAAACAGTCTTACCAAGCATACTTCCTAGCAACGGAGCAAGAAAAGGGAGAAAGGCTTCCGGCTGTCCTGTTACTGGGTTTCGAGTTAGCTGACCAGTGGGTGATAAAGCAGCTATTCCTTGAACCTCAATAGGGTTCATATGAACCATCATGCTATCGCCATATCGTCCATATTGAGCCATTTGGTTAGCCATAGGCTGCATTGGATATTGTTGTTGATTCATACTGGGTAACTCCCCGCCGTTATATTTCTTTAATTTTGGTTTATAAGCACCTGACTCTAATATTCTTTCCCGCATTATCGCTCTTTCTTCTGGAGTTTTTTGAGCTTGCCTATAACGGATTAACTCTCTGGCAGCTATGCGTTCAGCGATACCAAAGCTATGGCCTTGAGACATTAACTCTTCTCTTCTGGCTCTTTTGTCAAACCCATCTGGCGCGGCTGCTTGAACCCTCGGCCCTGCTTGTACTCTATCAGGCATTAGCTTGTCTCCACTCCAAATAGGTTGAATGTTAAATTGCCGTCACTTCCATAAACTGTAACTACATCAGTCTGATTTAATGTCATACCGATCACATGGGTATCAGTTGCGTTAGCAGCTAATGCTTTGTCATAAAATAAATACTGCTTGTTATCTGCGCCTGCGCCAGCAACCCTTACAGAAACGCGATAGGTAACCCCCGATCCGCTTCTGTTGCAGACAACTAACGAGCTAACTGTTGTTAGCGTTAAGTCTGGAACCGTATACAAGGTAGTTGCTGTTGTCGCAGAAGGAGCAACCTGACCTAATACTTTAAGTACATCTGTCAAGATGCACCCATCAAAAGAAACTGGAATCGACGCATAGCCAAAGACCCATCTTTGTCACCTTGCGTCTTAGCAAGCTGCACATCGTTTTCCATAGTCTGAAAAGCAAGTTCAATAGTTCTTCTATTAAGTCTTTCGTTTTCCGCATTATATTCTTCTGCGGGTATAGGTAATGGTTCTTGTCTTTGTGATGCCATTATCTTCTGCCGTCTGTTCTCATATCCAACCTCAGATCGCCAAGCCTCCAGCCGTAACCCGCTCCAGTGCTTTCTAACCGGACAATAGAATGTCTTGCTCTAGTTCTTACAAACGCCTGGGTACTACTGCTAGTAATAGTTGATGTTGATAAAGTAGATGCATCTTCTAAAGGAAAATTGCTTCCTTTAAGAGTAATGTCTAGTGAGGCTTCTCCAGACGATCCGCTAAAATTAAAGTCTGGAATAATTCTTTTCACAAATGTGAAGACTTCGCCATCGCTAAGCTCAAGATCTCCCGACTCAATATATGCGGTCATTGCAGATCCATCATCATCATAGCCTGTTTCATGGTCATACAAGTAATTTGCATCTGTAGTGGTAATAACAGATGAGGCTAAAGGATTATCTCTAGTAGCTGCACCTATCCAAGCTCCTCGAACTAATGTGCCAACAGACCAAAGGTTTTCTGCGTAGTTATAGGTGACATAGTTGGTAATTTCTGTATCGCCAGTTCCAATAGGATAAAACCAAGTAACCTCCGAATGTGCGTTGTTCTCAGCGGCAAACACTTTATATGCCTGACTTAAATTTAGATTGCTAAATACATGATCTAATACGCTACATTGCAAAGGCTGAACTGCACCGTTGTAGGTGTAAAAATTACCCTTATCCATAAAGTAAACAACGCCTCTGGCATTTACCGCAGCATTAGGCGATATCATGGATATGTCAGTACTTAACGTAGTAAACTGAAATATAAATGGTGAACCAACAAACCTCATGCTGTGTAGGCTTGCGTCAGTAAAGATTAATATTTCCTGTCTTGACTGAACTGCTCCAACAATAGTTGATCCAGAGTTTATTCTTGATCCGCCAGCGGTATTAGTTGCAGTTGGAGTCCAATCGGCTGCGCTTTCTTGGTCAGACCACCTAACAAACAAAGGATCTATATTGCTTGAACCTATGGGGTTTGCGCCAAAACAAATAACGTGCTGGTCTACATCAGACACCATAACCTGTAATGCGGCAGTTGGAGTATTAGATGCCCCTGAAAGCGCACTTAATGCCACCGCTCTATTAGATGTGCCGGAAGATTCATCCCAATAATAAACGCCACCAGCCCTTACATTGAATACTAAATCTTCTCCAAAGTTATCTTGGCTGTACAATCTAAGCTGGCTAGATGCGCTTAATGCGCTTACAGATCCAAATGTTCCATCACCCCATGCTCCAGCACCCCAACCAGTACCTTCTACATAAGCGTTAAGACCTACACCAATTTGATAAGCCCCAACAGTACTGCTGCCTCCGTTGCCGCTATCGCTGGCATTTGCAGTAACGGTAGTTCCGCTTGTGTCTTTAGCTACAAATGTAAATGTGTTTGCCGTTGGAACAGAAGCAACCTGATACTCCTGATTAAGCACAGCGGCAGTAACATTACCGCCTAACGAAGCCGCATCAGAAAAAGTTACAAAGTCATTTATATTTGCGCCATGAGCAGTATCTGTTGCTGTAATTGTAGAGCTGCCATTTGTCGCTGCAAACGTCACATCTCCGGCAGATGTCGTAGATCTTATAGGCGTTACATCGTGGTAGCTTGCGCCTTGATTGACATAAAACTTTAAATGAGTCCCGACACCTATATACCGTATAGACTCTAATGAAGCCCAATCATGTAACGATCTGCAAACACCAAGAAATGAACTAGACGAATACTTAGCCCAGCCTCCTATTTTTTCAGGTCGACCCTTTCTAAATCTAACTTTATCTGAATCAAACCAACCAGCATCCGCTGTGTATTCAGTTCCCTCTTTGTTAACGCCGGGAGCAAACTGTATTTTGGTTAGAGGCATTTAAACCTGTCTCCAATCCAAATTTTGAAACATTAAAGACTCCGCTTGCCTTCTTCTTACTAAGCCTTCGAGTATCTCTCCACCAGCGCGAGTCCATCGATTCATTTCATCTGGAACACGATCAAACTGACCGCCATTAAGCACTTTAAGCATTGTGCTTTCGCCAAGGTTAGTTGGGCCAAGATTATATACCCACGCAACTAAAGCATCGAACTCATGTTGTTGAAGGTCAACCTTAACCATATTGTTAATGTAACCTTCGTATTCATCCATCTCGTCAGCAAGCATTGACTCTGCATCTTCTATTGAACAAGTCTGACCCTCTTCAACACCTTTAGTATGACCAAATCCTATCGTCCACACACCAACACTATCTTGATAAGCAGTAGTTTCGCATCCCTCAAACTTCTTTATAAGCTCTAAACCATCTTCACTTATCTTCATATTAATTTAGACCTTCCACCTTCTTTAAAATCCATAGGCAAAAACCCAGCGCCTTCATAACCTTCATCCTTTATCTCTTGCTTTCTTTCTTTTTCTTGTTTTCTTTCTTTTTTACTAGAAAGAAATCTTTTGTATTGAGGGCCAACAGCGGGCGCTTTAATATTTCCAAGAGAAATAAGATTGTTTACCTTCTGAAGTTGATTGCTAATATACGGATCGTTAGTTAATAAATCGTTTAATGCTGAGTCAAGCTCTTTAATACTAGGATCTTTACTATTTGCCGAGTAATAAGCATTTTCTGTTGTTTTATAACTTTGACTTTTTTCTTCATCACCAGCAGCAACTGCTTTTTTTCCAGCTTCATACAAAGCAGCATCAGCAAGACTTGCAACTGCTCTTTTAAAATCTGTTTTAGTTCTAGAAGCAAACACATCAAGAAGTCTGTTATTAGTTTCATAAAACGCATCTGAATCTTCCTGATGCCTATATTCATGGGCATACACTTGAGGATTTGCGTTAATAGCACCAAGAGCAGAAACAGCATTACCAGGAATTTGACCTATAATTTTTCCTTCAACTTCTAAAGGCATAAGACGATCTGTTCCTCTCCTTGATATTCCTTTTGTCTTAAGACTTTGGCCTTTTTCTCTCATATCTAAAGGCAATGGAACAAGTGCTGCTTTACTAGGATCAATAGTCGATCCTTCAGGCATATAGGGGGCTATTTCGGATTGAAACTCAGTATCGCCAAACTGCATTGCAGCTAAAAAATCTTGTTGCTGCTGATCGGTCATTCCTTTTGTAGCTTTTCCTAAAGACTCCTGAACCCTAGGAGTTCTTTTTGATATATATTCTGTTAAAGCTTCATTCATCTTTAGAAGACTCCTCATCTAACTCTTTATAGTATTTTACAATACTAATAACTTGTCTTAGGTATCTTTTAACCTCTGCCATGTTAATTGAAAGGTTTTCATAACCCTTAGTTGTCAACGCATACCACACATTAGTAGGAGCATTGCCTTCATTCAAATCATCTAAATAGGCTTGCATAAGCTCTGGGTTTAAAACAGTCCACTCAACAGGCACAGACTCAATATTATTCGGCAGCGGAGGGTGATACATTGGAGCTTTTTTTACTACCGTAACAACCTCTACAGGCTTAACTTCTGGAATATCCCTACCAGAACCAAGTATTGAACAACCGCTAACCAGTAGCAGAACTGCTAACAGTAATAACTTCATCAAACTGATTTGGATTAGTGATTTCTTCAAGATCCTTCAACACCTCTTTTGTGCCAGTATTGATAATCTTCTCTATTAATTTTGGCTTTCTGACCGACAGTACATTCAAAGAATGCTTTGAGAACTTTTTTCTGAGATCAGTGACCTCGTTTTGAGCTTCCATATTTTGCTTTTGCAGCCTTTCAACTTGAGCAATCATAAGGTCTTGGTTCTTAATTGTTTCCTTTAAATTATCGTTTTGCTGATCAATAGTACTTTCTAACGTCTTTTGATTCTGAATTGACTGTTCTAACCTTATATGAAACGCATCCAATTCAGCCTGTGATTTGTCGTAATACAGTTTAAAAGCACCAGATACAAGCATTAAAGCAATACCTAATCCAATGCTTAACTTAAATCCCACCTAAGATCCTTTCTTCCATTTCTTTGAGGGCGACTTAGTTTTGCTAGGACTCCACTTAACCTTGTCTGCCCAATATGCCGCAGAAAGCTTGCCTTTCTTTATATTCTTTGCGTGGCGAGATTTAAACGCCTTCCTTTGACCTACAGTTTGATTAGTCTTAACACCCTGCTGTCCAAACCGAATTGTCTTGATTTTATCACCTTCTTTAGCAACAACTATATGTGACTTCTTGGGGTGATTAGGAGTGCGCTTAGGCTTATTAAAACCAGCAACCCCTGCTCTAGCTAATCTTGGATCTTTCTTAGCAGGCATTATCGTTTCTTTCCTTTGTGTAAACCGTGTTTTGCGTGTTGCTTTCCTTTTGCAGTAGCAGCTCTTTTCTTTTTGTTTGCTGCTGCCAGCTTCTTTCTTCCTTTTTCAGTAGATTTTAGCTTTTTAATAGTGGCTGACGGAGCATAAACTTCGCCAGTTTCTGAGGACTTCTTGCCACTTGGAGTTCTCCATTTCTGCTTAGTCCACTTCTTTAACGATTTTTGAGACTTCTTTAATGCCATTAGCTTTTGTACCCACCGCCTTTAGCCTTGTATTGCTTGGCAAGCATTTGAGCCTTACGAGCAGACCATTGCCCCGGCTTTCCGCCTTTTGATCCAGCTTTTATTTTGTTAAACAAAGACTTTCTCATGGTAGGTTTTGTGTAGTTTCCAGCCTCATTAACCTTAGATTTAGTTTTTTTCTTTGCTGTTTTCTTTGGTGGCATATTTACACCTTCTATTCACTACTTAAATATTAATATAACTCCACCTATAAGTATAAACGCACATAATAGGCCGATTGCGGTCACCCCCATTATAAGCCATATCTGCCTAATCATTTTCTTTCTAGCAGCGGCCCTAGCTTTGATAGCTTCCATCTGTCGCTTATGAGCAGCTTTTTGACGGGCTTTTGCTTCATCCCATCTTTGCAACAGAGCTGGGTCGTGAATTACGAGCATATCGTGGAGAGACTTTTCCCACTGATCTCTTCTATGCTTGATTGATTCCAACTTTAAAAGCTCCTGTGAGCTAAGATTATTGATAACCGAGTCTTTCTTTTCACGCTCAAAAGAATCTAACGCATCAGAAAACCCTTGCATCAGCTCAACAGCTTTTGAAGCTCCATCGCCAACTTCGTTCAGTTTGTTAATAGCGGTGCTGATGGTGCTAAGGATTGCACCAGCGGCGGCGACTGATTCTATAATCATGGTAAACCTCTACGGTTTACGCGACATATAGGCCGTAGCGCCGAAATATAGACCTATAATAGAAGCTTGACTAAGGAACAACATATCACTCAGTGAAGACAAGGTTGATAAACGAGCTTCTGGAACAAAAGGCAATAGCGGTAACAATGAATACAAAACCATAGAAGACATAGCTACCCACGCAATACGCCTTTGTGAGTCTTGCTTTTCTTCTCTTAAATCTAATTCTAACATTTGAGTAGCGCGTTCAAGCTCCTCATCTGAAACAGTTCCGTCTTGGTCTATGTCATATTTAGCCCAAACAGAATTTTCTTGTAACTTTTTAGGCATTTTCTTTTAACCGTTGTTGACGATAAAACTCAATGTACTCTTCCCATCGAGCAAATCTTTTTTCTTCGTGAATATAAAACAATCCGTGATAAACACTCATTACTAATCCCAAAACTTTTGGTTTGCTCCAGCCATTACTGGTTTGCAATAAGCCGTTATGTTGTGTTGTTTGATGCCCCCTCTACAACGGACATCTCTGCAATTATGTTCTATCCAGTATGCAAACTGTTGACAACGATGAATGTCTCGAAACAACATTTGATCTGAACCCTGCGTCACATTGCCCTCTATAACTGTAACCAACATAAAGGCCAGTATCGTGCCTTTCATTCATAAATACTTCGCAGCTACAATCGTTACAATCATAAATGGGTATACGCCCCAAATTAGCCTTTCTAATGTTTGGAACTTTTCAGATCCTTCATTAAGGCGTTTTTCAATATTCTCGTACCTTACAGCGCATTCCCTTTGGTGTGCATTTATCTCACTCAAAGCCTCTTGCGCTTCATCCATTAGTCTGACCTTTTCACAAATCTAATCGGATTAGTTGTAGATCCTTCTTTTGCCTTACCTATAT